GTCACCGCACTGTCGGTATTAAGCATTTTAGATTCAAAAGAAGTCTTCACGCCAAGCAGACTGAACAAATATCTGACCACCGAATCGCCCTGCAAAGAGCCGTCAACGAGTCCTTTCAGACTCACCTCAGCATCTCTGTCGGCGAGTAAAGCCATGATTTCGTACCAGTAAGAAGCTGCACTCCAGTCGTTCTCGATGAAAAACTCGCGCACAGTGTATGGCTTTGGTTTCACGAGAATGGTGTCAATGTCGCTCCAGTCTACGTCGGCGCCGAATTCCTTCATCGTACATAGAGTGAGATCGATGTACGGGCGGGACACTATTCCACCCGTCAGAACGAGTTGAAGTCCCTGTTTTAGCACCGGACCAATCATCAGCAGAGCCGAGATATATTGCGAACTTACCTGTCCGGATATTTCTATATTGCCTCCGTCGAGAGGCTTTCCCGTGATTTTCAGAGGCGGAAAGCCCTCTTCTCCCATGTATTCTATGTCGGCACCGAGATATTTCAGCGCGTCAACAAGAATGCCGATAGGGCGATGCTTCATCCTTTCCGTACCAGTGATGATATGAGTTCCCGGTGTCACCGACAGATAAGCCGTCATAAACCTCATGGCAGTGCCGCCCGCCTTGATGTCGATGGTCTCTGGCATGTCGCGCAGAGCATTCTTAATAACAATGGTATCGTCGCAGTCGGAAAGGTTTTGAAGAGATATTTTACGGTCCGACAGAGCGTAAATAATCAAAGAACGGTTGCTGATGCTCTTTGATGCAGGCAGGTTTATTGTCGCATTCAAATGTTTAGGAGCGCTTATTTTGTATTGCATATATATATGAGTCGTAAATTTTCTTATGCAAAAATACCATTTTATATTGTGATACACAAATATGTAGTGTGAAAGTTTATGAATGATAGAAAATGAATCTTTCTTGCTTACATTTAAATCTTCTCACGTAAATAGTAGTCAAATCCTTTACAGCAAAGGTTTCTTGCATCATCTTGCATACGACAAACAGCCATTTTGTATGTTTCGCTAATGGTCTTTATTTCAGCAAAACAGAACAATTGCCACACACATTATTATGTCAAAGGAGCATTGTTTCAAGATATTTCTAAACAAGAAATACATTCTATCTGTGCTATATATAAATAGGTGAAAGAATGTAATAGACATTTGGTTCGTTTTCATTCATCATTTCAGCAGTCATCATCGTGTTAATTTGATGATAAATACTGCGCTGAGAAAGAGACTTAAATAATGTAAAAAATTTGCATTTCTCGTATTTAGTACGTACCTTTGCACCCGCTTTTATAGCAGCGGGATGTGGCGCAGTTGGTAGCGTACGCGTCTGGGGGGCGTGTGGTCGCCAGTTCGAGTCTGGTCATCCCGACGATTATTAGGCTAAGTGTTGATTTTTCAACAACTTAGCCATTGTCGTATAATAACAGGTCGGACACTTTTAGGACACTGTTAGAAAATTTAATTATTCACGTACCCTTTTCTGAAAAATGGAAAGGGTTAAAAAATGGACTTTACAAATGAAGCGATTATTAATTATGTGAAGAGCTATACACCACCGGTTCTTCACCTAAATAAGAATTGTTATATCTCATTCTCGGCATTTTGTCCAACAACAGGCAAGATGAAGAGAAAGAAGATAATGCTTGATCATTTTAAAAGTAAAGTAGACCAACGTCGTTATGGTAACCAAATCATAAAGCGTCTCACAGAGAAGCTTATGAATGGTTGGAACCCATGGGTAGAACAGATGCAGCCTCTTGAATATACACCTTTTAATGATGTATGTTCTAAATATAGAGATTATTTATATAAGCAATTGAAAGAAAACTATATGCGAGAAGAAACGATAATCAGTTATTTGAGTTATTTAAATATCTTTTCGCAATGGGTTAATGATAAGAAAGATATAATATATATCTATCAATTCAATAAGCAAAAGCTGAGTGAATTCTTGGACTACATCTTTATAGAAAGAAATAACACTATCAGAACTCGTAATAATTATTTAGCATGGATTAAGGTCTTCTGCAAATATTTAATAGAGCGGTCATATATAAATAGTAATCCAACTGATGGTGTTAGCACAATACAGAGAAGAGGGACCAATAAGAATCGTGATGTTATACCTGACAATATATTACTAAAAATTCATAATTACTTAATGCGTAAGAATAGACATTTCCTTCTCGCTTGTGATTTACTCCATTATTGTTTTATTCGCCCACATGAGATGTCATTACTTAAAATCCAAGACATAAATTTACATGCACATACTATTTACATCCATGGTGACATTGCAAAAAACAGAAATGACGCTGTAATCACATTACCATCTCATGTTATTGAATTGATGATAGATTTAAATATTTTTTCATCTCCAGGTAACTATTATCTATTTTCAGAGTCTTTTGCTCCTGGGCCATTTAGTAAGTCAGAAAAAACATTTAGAGACTTTTGGATTAGATATGTTAGGAATGATTTAAAATTAGATGCTCGATATAAGTTCTATAGTCTAAAGGATACAGGCATAACAAATATGCTAAAAGCGAATACTGATATATTGAGTGTTCGTGATCAGGCACGACACTCATCAATTCTCATCACAGATATATACACACCTAAAAATGTTAAAGAGGCAAATAGACTCATTGTTAATTACAAAGGTGTTCTATAGTTATTCCACTAAATAGAATTTACCTTCAACAATGTCAGATACGCTGTTCTTCTTTATTTTATATTTCAATTGCTGACAATAAAATTTCTTGTTAGCAATTATGAATATATGTCTTGAGTCTATACTTTTATTTGATTTGAAGTTAATTGTATATACCGTATTTAGATTTATATTGATGCTGTCTTTATAAACTGTATCATAGAGACCTGTTGATGAATTTATTGACAAATCTAAACTCTTGTCAGATAATTTCATAAGTATTTGTTTCTTCCAATATGGATTAGCACCATTATCCCATATCTGCATTAATTGTAGATAGGATGGCGCTGCTGTTGGAATTACATAATCTCCACCCCAGTTCAAGCCCTCTAACCCGAAATAGAAAGCGACAAATATTTGATCAGCTTTTTTCTTATTGTCAGGCATTCCACTTTTAATATAATCATTTAGTCCTTGTGTTTCACTTGTTTCTTCAACCTCAGTACTCTCATAATCTGTGAATCTCGCAATAGGAACTATATATTGATAATGATCGCCACCATCTGATATTCTTAGGTAAGCTATTTCGCATGGTACAATACTTAAAGACATTTCGTTATCACTGGTATCATCCTTTCTTTTAGCATATTGATTACAGATATCTAAATGACAATTAAACATTGTATTGGCATCTCTTAAGACAAAAGGAAACTCACAATTCTCTTTTAAAGGATTAGTTTCTGTATAAAGCAACATTTTGTTATATGCTTTCTCAACAGTGTCTGGAACACTTTTACTATCATCAAGAGCTGACCCATTAATTGTTTCCCAAACATCATATAAATAAGCATCTCTTTCATCACCAGCTCCTGGACTTTGGCAATTAACATTCTCTATCTCTTTCATCACCTCATCATCTATCGCAGCATATTTGTATTGATCGTATGCAGGAAAGTTGAATGAAATATTGTTATATGTTATTCCTTTCGCTGGGTCCTGGTCGTATTCTTTTATTATATCTCCAATTATTTCATCTTTATCAATATATTCTTTTGGAGCTGTTTTGTAATAATCATTTCTATTTAATATATCTATGCTTTTATTTGTTTGGTCAACAACAAATAAGACATAGCAAAGGTTTTCGACTTCAGTTATGAATTTTTTCACTGTCCAATTTGGAACCATTTCATTATATTTCAGAGTCACATATCCATTAATAATTATAAGCCTTTTCCATTTTTCTGAATTCTCTAATGCGTCTATCTTTATTGTATATCCTAAAGCTTTAACGACTTTGTTGACTATAGAAACCAAGTATGGTTGTGGACACAATGTTACTTTATCCCAATAACTTAAAGTATCCTTGGTCTTTTTCACGTTCATTTTATTATAAATGTTATTCCAATATCCTGGATCTAAGAGTGTCAAATACTTATCATATAGTGTATTAATATCTACACATATTGGGCAACATACATAATCGAAATCTGGATATCCACTTTTCACAGAATTCAAAGCTTCAGTATTTGTTAGTTGTGAAATCTCTCCTAAATTTAACTCACTTAATGTTCTTTCATTCCCTATTAAATAATTAATTTCTGAATTACCAGCAACAATTTGAATTTTAGCTTTTTTATCGTCTATACTCAAGACGATTTCTGTACCTTTTATGATGATGCCTCTTTCGCTGTACATTAGAGCTGTTCTGTTTTGTGGTCTTTCTATCACATCAATTCTGTGCATGTTTTTATAAACGAGAGCATTGACGGCATCTGAAAGATCAATATCAATGTCAAGTGTATGTTGACCTTCTTTGGTGAAAAACACATTTCTATTAAGAAATTCTATTGATGTGTCAACACTAAGGTTAACCTTTTTGCTATCTATAAGTAATGTTATCATGATCTTGATACATTTGATTTCATTCTTTTTACTAATTCTTCAGCTTCTATTGTTCCACCTTTACCTGTAGCATAAGTCTCTGCTACGATAGGTTTATCGAACCTATCTTTGACAGATTTCATTGTAAGAATAACTTGATTTAAAACACCTATAAGTAAAGCATTATCTGTGTTATTATTAGATAATGTTGAAGTAGCACCTTTAATTTGTCTTACGCTACCACCATAACCGATAACAGCAGCTACGTCATCATTACTTAAGTTTGAAACGGAACCTCTTTTTTGAGCTGTATCAATAAGATTTAACACTGGTAATAATGAAGGATTCTTTGTGGCAAATCTGTTAGCAACAAATTCATTAGAATGGACAACGCCCTGTTCCTGGTTCCAGGCACCAGAAGGTGTGAAGCCACCGTCATAGAAACTACTTACCATGGCTTTAGCTAATTTGAATGGCGCATGAATTAATGCTACTTCAGCAGCTGACTTGATAGCACCGATGATTCCACCATACTTAGCTACGTTTTTAGCTAATATCTCAGCATCATTAATTAGCAACTGTTTCTCTAAATAGTCTATCAGCAAATTGAGCATATCTTTTAATATGTCTTTCAATAGAGTCTTTATGGAATCTTTTTCACCTTTTAATAGATTACCGATATTTGTGCCCATATCCGTGAATATTTGTTCCATATCATCTCGCATACTATCAAATAGTTCCTGATTCTTATCTTTTATTTTCTGATAAGCATCATCCTGCTGATCCTCGATAAGATTGTTATATTCGTCTTGAAGGGCAGCTCTGTCCTCATTGCTTAGTTTTAAATCAGAAAGAACTTTAGTTAAGAAGTCTAATCTTAATTGACGAATAGCGTTATTATACTGTTCATCTGTCATATATTCTTCACGTCTATTTCTCCTAAGAATAAGAAGCTGCGCTTTATAACTTTTCTCAGCAAGATCTAATTTTTTTGATGCATCTTTAGCAACATCATCATTACGATCTTTTTCGTATCTCTCGTTAATTTTTTTCTTATCTCTCTCATATTCTTCATCAGATAGTAATTGCTTATTATGGGCATCATCAAGTAATGAGAGCTGCTCGTTATATTTTTGTTTGAGAGTGTTGAGCTCATCATCAAGTATCTCATCATCTGTTGAACCCATTTCGCTCATCATATTTTTTATTTTATCATATAACTTTAATTTAGCATCAACGATTTGTTTATTTATTTCCTCTCTTTTCTTTGGCTCCAGGCCAGCGACTTTAAGTTTAGCATCCAATTGATCCAACTCAATATCTTCTATCTTTCTATTATAATCTTCTTGTGATTTTATCTCACCAGCCATATATTGTTCCTTAACCTTAGATTTCTTTTTTTCGTATTCTGCATCTATTCTATCTAATTCTTTTTGAACTTTTTTATCTGCATTAATGTTATCTTTATTATTTGAAGATACATTTGAAGTTGTATTATCATTATTACCATTATTATTGCCATAATCAGTTGATGATGCAGCTATTTCATCAGCCATCATTTTACCATAACTATTCGTAACATCTTTTATAGCATTGTCAACTTCCTTTATTTCTCTTTTTGTTGAAGATAAATCAGCTTTTTTTTGTTTAACATTTGCACCGGCATAGAAACTTGACATAGCTGGACCTAAATTTGATGTAACAGCAATATTTTGTTGATTATCATTCGTGGCTATTGCTGAATGCACAGCTCTATTTTGTTCTGCTGCTTTTCTTACTAATTCAGCTCTTTTCTTCCCTAATTCATTTAATTCATCTTTAGCACCCTCTATTAAAGCTTTTCTTTGTAACTGGGCATTAAATTTAGATAAAGCTATAGTGTTTTCTTGATATACTTTACCTTCTTTTGATATTTTAGCTGTATAATCAGGAATTATTTTTTGCAAAGCTTGTATCGCAGTCATCCTATCAGATAGAGATAAATTATTATTATGTATTCTGTTTGTTAACATATCTACCTGTGTCTTTTGCTCAGCTATTGACTCATTTGCTTTATCTTGAATGTTTTTCATTGACTTCTGACTTTGGGTTAATTCATTAGCCTTTTTCACATAATCATAAATGGCAGCTGCAGCAATGGCAACCACGGCTGCAATAGCTTGCCATGGATTAGCTTTAAGTGTAGTCCATAATTTTAATAATGTACCCCGCAGATTTTCTGACCAAATTATTTGTAACTTAGTATAGGCGATATGAAGCAATTTCTTTGCATTCAACATTATTAATGCTGCTGTAAATACAATTATAGTAGTACGATAATTAACAACGAAATTAATTAACTTAGATAGTATTTTTATTATCGCAGAACCTGTGGTGATGCCATATTTTGCGACAGGCATTAGTTTCTGGCCAAGGTTTATTGTTAATTCTTTAAATTGTTTTCCAGCTTTATCTAACTGAGCTTGAACTGTGTTGTTTTGAATATTAAACTCGTTAATAACTGAAGTACCGTCATTATAGCTCTTGTTAGCTAAATCTTGGGCTGTTTTTACCTGGTCCAAATGGGTGGCAACAGCACTCAGAACGCCAACTGCTCTCGTGCCATCAAGTTTCATCTCCTTGAACATTGGTGCAAGAGAATCAAAGCCACCTCTTGATTTCATGGCTCCAAGAAACTCTATCAATGCTTTATTAGCATCAGTCTTCAGAAGCTTTGTGAAATCAGTAACTTTTTGACCAGATAGTTGAGCGAAGCGTTGTGGCTCCTGGAACATCTTTGTTATTAGTTGGCTGAATACTGTGGATGATGTAGCTTCCTCCTGCATATTTTGATCTAAGGCTGAAGCATAACCCATGATTTGAGCTTGAGTTAATCCAGCTTGTTGACCAACACCTGCCAAATCAGCAGTGAAGTCTACGATATAACCGGCATTAGCACTTGAATTCTGCGCAAGTTCATTCACTGCGCTACCTGTAGCAAGCATGGCACCACGCAAACCTTTGGTTTTATCCTCGCCAAACATCTGGGCCAATTTTCCAATCTTATCGACCGCGCCTTCACCTAAATCATCGCCAAGAGCCACGCTAATTTTATCAGCACCATCCACGAAGTCTTCAATATCTTTAGTGCTTGTGATACCTAATCGACCGGCAGCACCAGCAAGTTCATTGAGCTGCTCTCTGCTTGTTCGAGTATCCATCTTCTTGAAGTCCTCATTCATTTGTCTTACAGCGCCATCTGTCTGACCTGTATATTTGCGAGTGTTTGCCATGGACTCTTCCATATCTGCAAATGATTGAACGGCTTTTCTAATAGTTAATGAGAATCCCGTAACTGCAGCAATAGAACTGGCTATTAGAGTGGAGTACTTGTTTACTCCATCAGCAGCTCTTGAAAAGATATTTTTTTGATTATCAGCTTTTTTATTGTTATCGTCAATTGTTTTGCCTAAATCTTTTAAATCAGATTTATGTTTATTGAGAATTCCCTGAAGCTCACCTATCTGCTTCATTTTGTTCTCATACTCTTCTGTACCTATAGTCGTCTTTTTCAATTCTGCAGTTAGCTTTCTAACTTTGCTTTGAATTGAATTAACGCTATTATCTATTTCTGTACCATCAAGCCATATTTTGACAGTTCTATTAGCTACTTTGTTTGCCATTATTTTTTCATTTTTATTCTATCGAGTTCTTCGATGACGTGCTGCATTGATAAATCGCCATAATAATCGCCTGTAATATCAGCAAGTTGTTGTATCTCTTTCTCAATGTTTTTATCTAACCAATCCACTGATTTTCTGTTAATAGACCCATTGGAACTGGCTGTGAATGGACCATTCCTTATCTTTCCAGTGTATCTCTCAGCTTTCTGACCACGCACAACGGCTTCACCTTGTCTTATATGGCCAATACCTACACCATAAGCAACGAACACACCATAACGCATGAATTTAAAACCTATCGACTTAGCAACCCCATCATCTCTACCTTGATAAACATTAACTTTAAGTTTTGATCTTAGTGAACCGCTGTATGAACTTGTCTCTGCTATCAATACGGTTTGCGACATTGCCTTTACTTTGTCACCCCATAGTCTAACAGCAGCATTAAATTCTTCTGTAGATATAATGTGTTCGTTATTATCCATCTTTATGAATTTTGAATGTTTTTATATTCAGAGATGGCATTGAAGCATGGGCACTCCTTTATTCGCTCCCATGGATCCACAATACCATTATGATTAATGTCTGGTGAAGCATCGCGATGACCAAGAATCTTAGCTTTTGGATACCTCTTATGCAAAAGTTTTATAAGAGCGATAAGTGAAGCTTTTTGTAAATCATTCCTGTTATCAATTGTCTTACCATAACTATCAATGCCACCCACGTAGGCAACATTGATAGCAGAATGGTTATACCCTTTGACTCCATTTGATACTCGCTCCTCACCAATAAGCTGATGAACTATACCATCACTTGTAATAACATAATGATAACCAGGATTCTTCCAGCCTTTTCTTTTAAACTCCTGCAACAACTCATTAACACCCCATGTCTGAGATGAAGCGGTGCAATGAATAAATATTCTTTCAATCTTTCTCATAATGACCTCATGAAATGTTCGATGAATGTACTCTGATACTCGTGCATCGCATTTGAAGGATGCACATTATTTGTCGTAATATCCCAAGATGCTTGCCTTAATTTAAGAACTTCAGAACAAACGCCTAAACTTGTTATCCTCCCACCGTGTGTCATTGGCACCTTCGGATCTCCCATTAGGTCGAGGTAAGGTATTCCCCATCTCTCGCAAACTGCTATCTCTATTAATCGTCTATCTTCATCCATGAATGCCGATATAATAACTCCGATTTTAGCAAATGGAAACTTTGTTATTAAATATCTAAAAGTATAATTAAAACACCCTGCGGCGGTGTCTGTAGTATCATCCGTGACTGTTCCTACTGGTATGCTCGAACCTTTATCGTTAATTCCATACCAGATTGTTAAATAATTAACATTTGAAGGGATTTTATCTAACAATCCGTTTGCAATACATCTTTTTAAAGTACCACCGTTTTCGCCAAGATTTAACACATCCATGTTATTTCTATTTGCAATAATGTTAGGGTATACTTTAGATGAACCTTTTAAAGGACCCGATGCTATTGTCTCAGTGCCATTCGCTTGCGTAAACGAATCACCTAAAGCTGTATATTGTTTTCCGTATAAGACATTCGACCTTGTTAATGTCTCTATATCGTATGTATCAATAAACTTATCTAATTGAGACTGTAAAAAATTATCTGTATATACTTTCAAGTTAATTGTATCGCCTACTTTAACCGTATAAAAGAATATTACCCAAGCTGCATTGGCAGGTATTGTAAGAATTCCCATCGTTGTACGATAATCAGCTATTTCTTTTGCTATAACATTAAAATTGCTATCTAAAACAGAATAATTATTACATCCAGAAAATCCGTATGTACGATGATAGAAAATATCACCTTCTTTACATTTTATCAAATTAGTATAACCCTGATTATATTGCGTGTTTGAACTAAAACTTAAATCCGAATAATAAAAGCCTCCATCAACTTCATAATATTTAATTTCTCGCATTTTTTCACCAATATCGGAGATATTAATATCAGCTAAATACTTATTACTCTTCACAGATAATTTTTGGTACCCCGAAATATTCATTTTTAATCCTGCTTCTCTGCTCGAAATTGATATATAAGCTAAAGTAGGATAATCTGACCTTAAAATTGTGGAAGGCAAGTCTGTTGAAAATTTTTTCAGTATGTTCTTATTTGTGTCCATCAGCAGAGATTTAGTGCCTCCTTGCAATATTCCAACTCGTACATTAATAATATCGTATGCAGATACATCAGCATCTTTAATATAAGCATAACCTGATGTAGTAACAACACTATCTGTAGCATCTATATATCCACCTCTTATAAATGATGCTATATTGTCATTATATGTATAAGAATAATCATCTGTATCTATACACTTTAATGCACCATTATAATAATACAATATACCATCTTTAATATATAGATTGTTATCCAATATTGCTGTTCTCCCTGAATTCATATACTCATCAGCTCCATCCCAGTTGCCATAATATTTTGCAGTTAAAGCTGAGCCAACACGTAGCGCAAACACTTTCAATGATGTTATGTAAACTACATCACCTGTCTGAGTAGTTGATGTAGTCTCTAATGTTGCACTCTCAACTATATCAACAAACTTTTTAACAGCGCCTGTCTTTTTAAGCGCAGACGAAACAGCAGCTTGACTCATAAGCTTATCAGCATCGTCACCAGTTTCCTGTACTAAAGATGTCTTATCTATCTTTGTTTCAAGTAATTTTGTGGTGGCATCTTGACTGATGATCTTATCAGTGTTTGTGCCAGTCTCTTGAACTATAGAAACTTTATCTACCTTTTTGGCAAGTTCTTTCGTAATAGCATTTTGTGTCATTCCCGCAGATTCGCTACTTCCTGTTTCGCCAGAAAATGGTAAGATTTTCCCTTCTGTCTCTTGCAGTTTAATAATTGTATCCTTATGCAGTTGGCCAACGAGATTAGCCGTATTGCTATCAGGAAGATTATTCGTTCTTATTGTTTCAGCATCAGCTGACAATTGTTCAAATGTCTTTGTCATGATTATTCATTAAAATTATTATTAAATGTACAATATGTCTCTGGCATGGTAAATTTAGCAACCCAACCGTATAAGGCATTGTCTTTGTTCTCAATCGGCTCTACTTGTATGTTGCTGATATCAAAGCCTAATACGCATTTCACGGATCGAGATTTTTTATCATTTATCATCCTTGCAAATATATCATTTATTATTGTAGATGTTTTGGACAACACTTTCTCAATCTCCGCATAATCAGCTGTGTCACTAACATGTTCCACAACTGTCAAGTAGCAATCATGTTCTATCTGTATATTAATGTTATTATTTGAAAATCTATAACCATTATTTTCATAAAACACGAATGGATAGCGCATGTTCTGTGCTATAGCTGTATTCTTTTTATCAGAATTCAGATTCACATAGTGCATCTCCGTATCAGAGTGCATAACCATCTTATGCTTTCTGCACAAATATTCTAAGTAGTCACCTAATGTTATCATTTCTTCTGTGAATTTTTAATCCTCTTATTCATAACTCTGAATGCGTCTGTAGCTTGCATTGCCTTATATCTGTTCATTTCCACTACATCGTCACCAACGAAGGCATCAAACACATCTATCCAGTTTGTAGTTTTCTTATTATTTTTCTTAACTTCACCGTCATCATCTGGAACAGGGAACAGGTAAGGATAAGCTTTGCTTAGCCAACCACTGATCAGAACGAAATTCAGATATATTGCTATCTTTGTTTCTTTATCTATTGTTTCAACTATTTCCTTATTCTTTTCTACAGATACGAGTTTCGCCTTTTTCTGATCTTCAGGATGTTGGAATTCAAGAACGCTGAAACATTCATTTTCTTTTTTATAGAGTGATGACACAAATAAATTTAAATATTCATCTTTTTGGTCGATAGCATATTTTTGAAAGTACGTATCTACTACCATAAATTGTAAAAGACTGCATCCTTTTAGTCTGTTACCTGGAGAACAAAGACCACCTTTGAGCTTCTTTATAAACAATTTGTTATGAGGAATCCTAAGATTACGAAGGAAATCAACAGCATGTATCAGGCTCCATCGTTGATAGGAGTCCATTCTTCTCACGATATTGATATTCATAGAATAGATTTCGCTTATAAATCTTTCCTCACTAATTGTTCCCACCCACAATCTTACTGCAGCCAGAAATTGTTTTGAACTTAGTTCATCCCATTTCTCAGGCACATCTTTGCTGATTGTTCTTCTAACAATCAATTTTTTATATTCAATTTTAATATTTCTCATGCCCAGAATATTTTTTTATCATCATTGTCTCTACTGAATCTATATTGTGAAGAACCTTCATAATAGTCAGAGAGGTTTAATTGAATGTAGCGAACCAAAGCGACAAGAGCAAAATTAAAATCCGACTCTAACTGTGATAACCTGTCGCCAATCTCCATGTCTGTAGCTTTTGAAACGTCGTTATCGGTGTAAGAACCTGATTTTGTCTGTTCAAAGTATAAGCCTCTGTCTGTCATAGAACCTGTCGATTTAATCAATCGTATGGCAGCACCTCTTATTACAACTTTAGCACATGCAAGTCTAAGACCTTCTAATATTGTTTTATCACCAGCTGTGAACTTTGATGAATCAGCCAATGAATCAATTAACATTTTATATAGATCATCGCCAAGTTTTGGCTTAATGAAGTTTTCTTCAATAGCATTGAATTCACATCTCATTCGCAGAAATATTATTCTGCTATTGTTAATATAGATGATATTATTAACTTCTGATGTGGATCTCACAATCGACTTTTGTGAATCAATATATGCAGGAGAATTTATATAATCAGTGAAAACAGTCCTGTTTAGATCCAAGAACTCAAGTATATCATCAAGACAGTTGAAACCTCTGTTCTTGAACGTGCGCTTCATGTTTTCCTCCTGATATTTATATGCACCCTTAAAGGTATCAGACTCTTGTCTTTGAAAACCTTGATCTGTAATGCGAAGGTTCAGAGCATCGAAGTCATACCACATAGCTAAATAAGCCACTGCACGTTGTGACAGCGAAAGCAATTTAGTCCACAATTCCTTGTTGTCGTTAACTCCATTTTCATAGAACAAATCTATTTTGTTCGTCAACTCTTCGCCAATGAGTTTTGTGATGAACATTGTCTCTGCACTTTGCAGTGATGATTTCATTTTGTCATAACCCAATGAAGCTGATGAAGGGATGAACGCTGAGATCTCTTCACTGTTATTCCATTTTTCTTTTGAAAATATCATATCAACTAAGTTTATGTGTCGTACCTGCACCGGTATCTAATGTAGTGAGAATCGTATTGCGGAATCTCAACTCACAATCAGGCATACCATTTAATTTAATGAACAATTCGAGAGGATCAAGAATATTCTGTCTGTCTATCCAGGCATTTGCAATATTCACGAGGAATGCTTCTCTTATGTTTGAACCACCTTGATTTCCGGCATACGTGCCACCAGGCATTCCAGCTCCAAGAACATTCGGATTAACCATGAGCGAAAATAAAATTTCGCTGTTTGCTGCTGCTGAAGTAACAAGATTGTCACCACCTTTATATTTGTTATCGAGGGCTTGAATCTTCCACTCTTCTTCTATGCGACCATTCATCTCATTCACAGCGTATGATGTCATCAGCGGTTTCTCTGCATTTTCAGGACCACAAAGATTTCTTTCAACGCTATCCATATATTTGTTAATTTCGGTTTCTCTTTCCTTTGTAGTTTTGTAGTTTTGTTCTGGAAACTTTTTATCCCAGTAGCTATATGGAATCTGCACATGCCACTTCCATGATGTTTGATTTTCATACGCCTTTTTAAGATATTTAGGCACTAAATGAGCTATATCTAACCAACCTGCAGCGTAAGCAGGCCACCATATTGGTTCACCATAAATATCCTCATTACTCCATGAATCGCGTATTGGATAAACGAAACCTGACTTCATCTTACCAGCAAACTTAATCATCTCAGCTTGAGCCTCTGGGTCAAACTCGTTTAGTGCAGGTAGAATCCAATAGTTTTCAGATGGGCATATATCCCACGAACCTGCTATCACTGCGTTTTGAAAGCCGTTTGCGTCAGGCTCAGTATATCTTATCTGTAAGCAGTTGATAGGATTGAGACCGATGATTTCTTTACCAGCCATATTTGGAACAAACTGTACAGCACCACAGCCAACCTTGAGATAATCTCTTAGCACCTTTTCCATATATCTTCTACATCCTCGCGATTGGATGAACTTGTTCAACCTTTCATCCTCTATAGGTTTGCGTAGTTCATTGCCATCTTCATCATAGCCAGTTATCTTGCACGCATAAATACCCTGGCCAAGCGTCAAATTTCTAAGGAAATGAAGACCTGTGTTCAGAACCGTTGTATCCCTTACTAACTGTATCGCATGATATGGCCACCAGTTATCTTCACCCCATGTCACCACTCGTTGGTCATTCACGTAAACGTAAGACCTGCTCATGTTATCATAAGGGAAAAGTACTCTTTTCCTATCGTTGCTTGTCTTTTCGTCAAGAAAAGTATCGCCAAACATTTTTGAGCTTACCATTGATAATGGCACGCCATTTTTATTGAAGAGAATATCCATTTGACCAATCTATTTTATAACCATTGAATTCTATGAAATTTGTTATCTTAACAGGTATCACATGACCTTCAGGATTAGCTTTGCAGTCACATGGCTGAATGCCCCTGTATCGCTTTTGTTTCATGTTCACGTTGCCACAACCACAGGCGTAGGCTTGTGGTATGTAGTACAACTTGCCATCTGTTGTCACAAATTTGCATGAGAAAATTCTTTTCTCACCTGATGGCTTTTGTCGTATGTCTATCTCTGATAGCATCGTGCTTGCATCCATTATTTTTATTTTGTTTTCCATATCTCAACTATTCAAATGATTTATCATACGGAGGCTTGCTGAACACATTCGTTTGACCTGTATTTATCTTATATGTGTTGTCAATCATATTTTTCTCGTCACTATATCTGTATGTGAAAGAGATGTTATCAGGCTTATTCGTTGGTCTGACAATCGATGATTTCACATCAGTGATGGTTATACGTTTCATGTCATTATTTTTCACAACAGCCACCCATGGTGATGTGAGCATGTCGATGACGGCTGCTCTTTCTTCTGTGTTAATCCATCCGGTATTGCATTTGTGATCAGAGATGAACTTATCATCGAATCTAATATATTGCTTACCAGCATAACCATATTCAGCTTCTATCTCATAACCTATTTCGTCCTGGCCTGTAAGGACAATGTCATCCATCACGCCAAACTTATTGATATAAGCAAACTCCGTTTGTTGCTGATAGTGATTGTCATTAATATAATATCTTATTCCGTCAGTTCTCGTTCCATCGGCAAGCAGCTCTACATCAATATATAATGGTGTCACTGTATCTGTTATCGATAGTCGTTTCAGAACGACATTAAGGTCAAAGCTATCATAAATGTATTTCTCTGTTCCTTTCTCCGCTACAGTAATAGATTTATAATAAGTCATATTATTATAGATATAAGCTAATGATAATAATATTGACATTGTAGCGCCACTGAAATTGGGAATATAAACAGGCAAGAACTGTGTTGGCATCACATGTCTCTCTCTCATCAGAACAGGGAAATATTTAAATTTCGTAGCAAAATAATTAATGTCACCTCTCAAATATAATATTGTATGATTGGTTACAACGCCATCCACGGTCACCACCATTAATATGTATCTGTCCACATTAGACCATTGGTCACCGGTCACATCGTCTACACCTGATTCAATCATCTTATTAACCAAATCCTGCAATCCGTCTATTTTCACAACCCCATTCTGAGCAACAAATTTACCTGTGATTTTCTGTAGTTCATTGCCAGTAGGATCCTTAAACACCACATCCAAATCAACTTCGTCTGTTGTTGCTGTTATCTCAAGCGAATCGCCATAATCCGCAAAGCACATTGGAGGATAATTATTTACTGCACTCATTTCCACTCAATTATTTGGAATCCTATACCGGCTATTGGTGCATGATTAACGAACTCATAACCTGCATAGAATTTTAATCGTTTATATCTGTATTCACCCATCAGAGATAGATGCTTATAACCATAAGTTGATATTATCGATATGGAGTTATTCTTCTTAAATTCTCTCTTATTGAAATTGTAGGCAACTGTTCTGCCTGTCAGTCCATTCTGGTATACGGTATCAAGAACCTGGACCATCACCGTATCATTATTCAATACTGTGTCTCTATATGTGAGCTTTGTGTAATATCGTTTTATAACGGTTGTTGTGTCTACATTCGCAGGAATAATCTGCGGAATGGTCTCTGCAGGCAGTGGCACATATTTCAGCTTCACTGTTGTCTTTGGGCGTTGCCTTTTACGATTATTGTTATATTGGCAACAACAGACAATAATCAACGTAAAAACAACGAACAGCAACACGAGTGTAGTGCGTTCATAGAATCTGAGCTTCTCTTCTATCGTTTCCATAAGAATATCTTTTTAACCGCTATGTTCATAGCTTCTTTTATCAACTCTATATAGTGTGATTTATCTTTACCTTCAATGCTTGCAAGGTTTTCAAGTATCGAAGTCACGTTCTCCACCACAAATGCCATCATCAGTATCACCGTCAGCACATCAAAGAACCAGCCACCTATTATCCACACATAGTTATCTCCACCGTACATCCTGGAAAACAACGCAAACATTTGGCAACTTACAAAAAGAATAAACCAGATGCACAATTTCAATATAAACCTTGAGAACTTTGCGCTTTCAAATTTTTCACCACGTTTATTTGATGCTTTCAGGCCAGTCATCACCTCTAACAATAGCACTAATACCATAGCAATAGCCAATATTGGCCAGAAACCGCAAAGGGCACAGATACATCCCAAAATTGTTGAAAGAGTTATTGAATTACTCGGAGCTGTGTATTTCAAAGTAGGGCAAATGCTGTGCACCAGTGCAAGCATGTCATCATATCCGTAAGACATTAGGAACTTGTTTATAAAATTCATCTTCTTTTTTATGCAAATATACCTATATATTCATAATGCACGTTGGACATAAAAAACCGCCTCACTTCACAGTGAAACGGTCAATTGCTTTATGAAATCCATAAAAGAAAGTTTTTATCTCGATTGCAAAGTTACATAGATATAATCTAATCATATTGGACAAAAATAGCATCGCGCCTCACGACGCAATGCTATCGAATAAAACCTATTTAAAGATATCTGAATTGTAATGCAAAACTACTATAATTAATCTTATTCCTTTTGGACAATTTCTTTTGTGTACATCACCCAATAGTTCTGTTCGTTCACGCTCTTCAGATTGAATTTCTGTTTTATCATGATGTTTGATATATCATATATCGATAATAGGCAAATCTCTCTGTATTCATATATGAGTTCACTACTTGTTTTCAGCTGTACATTTTCTCTCTCACCGGAAGGTGTATATTTGTCTTCAATAAGTTTGCTGAATAATTCATTTGGAGACAGACTCTTTTCTTTCGTTGTTTCATTATGCTTTTCATCATAAGAACAAAAACCAATTCTTTTATTTTTCATATTCTTGACCTTCATATTTTGTTGTTTTACTTAATGTATCCATATCAATCTTCAGAGCTCTTAAGTCTCTGAGGAAAGCCAAACAGGTATGGCATTCTTCTTTTTCATCAACAGGAATGTCATAAGACTCATCGATAATCTTGTTTTCAAGCTTATCGCACAATTCTATATACATATTGAATTTATCATCGCTGGCCATTTTGTTTAAATACTCCACGGCCTCTGTGCTTATGTATTTTAATTCATTGTTCATTGAGATAATCCTTTCTTTCTTTTTATTTATTCGTCGTATTCGAATAATATGTACTTTGCTTTTAGCTCTCGCTTCAGTGATTCCCTGAAAGATTCAATATCGCTTTTATCGTTAAAGTCAATATTGCAATCATTAGCGATTATACGTCTAATGCGTATCATGATCAACCTCCTTTACATCATAGATGATAGAATTCATATAGCGAGCCTTAACACATGACTTAGCTTTATTCTTTGTATTAGCAAGAACCTTAATGGTCTTATACCTATTCGTTATATTTGAATAGAGCTTTATAATATATTCACGATTATTCATGCTTTACCTCCTTTTCTTTTCTGATATATTCAAGTCTTTTCTTAGCAATAGTTTTAATTGTCTTAAAACTATAATATAAGTTGTTAGGCTTCATATTCTCAACTAACTTTATAATCTCTTCAAGAGATTTTTCTTCATCATGATTAATACTATTATTTTTCATACTATCTCTCCTCATGTTTATTACGAATATTATTAATATAAGAAGCATAATCAACAAGACCATTATAGAGATTCTGAAGAAGGTTCAATCTATCTTCATATTCAATCATTTTAGTAATTTGTCTATCAGTTGCTTCGCCACCTTCATGAACATCTAAATAAAAGTCATAAAGCCTTTTTACTTTAGCTATTAATTTTAAGACAAGTGGAATTATTTCATTTACTTCATCTTCATTAAGACAAGCAGCAAGCTCCCAACTCCTGTTGTCAAGCATTATATTATCTATAATCATTTTGTTTCCTCGCTTTCTTCTTCAAGAACTATTTCTTTCTCAGGATATTTCTCTTTTGCAACTAAAATACCTTTCTTGGCACTATATAAATCATTGAAATGCAATAACAAACAACATTTAGAAGCGGAAGCAAAATTAAGTTTAACCTTAACAACATATTTCTTTTGTGGTGTTGCTTCTTTTTCTGTTATCTCAAAGTCTCTTAGATGCAGGATAACACAACCAGCTGAATAGTTCTTATCAGCAACGTATGATTTCAAATACAATTCAGCTTTCAGAGTATCATTAAAACTCTTTTCTAAGTAACTTCCTGATAACTTATTTAATATTCTGACTGTCTTCATCTGTATCCTCGCTTTCTAATTTAATTCTGTCAATTACGTTATCAAATTCAATCGTTTTAGGATTAAACAGCAACACCTCTCTCACCTGCTGCAGATATAGTCTTATAACGCTATTGTTTGCATGATCATTAAGATATACAGCCAACATGCCTGTATTGTTTTCATCAATATGTTCATACAGAATAGGATCTTTGCCTTTTGAACGAATAACCTTAAATTCATTTATAAGTAAAACCATGAACATATTAAGCTCATCTCTATTCAGAAAGATGCAATTATTAGCATTTTTCATCATATCAGCGATTTTGTTCAAATATTTAGGATGAACACCCTCAAAAAATGAATATGCAAATATCATGCTTCGCCTCCTTTCTCTGTTGTCTGTTTATCTAATTCTTTCAACTCTGATTCTAAGAACAGTCCACCATTAAACAGATGTTCCAACATACCATCATTCATTTTGTAAGCCTGTTCCAGAGATGGCCTAACCCAATTCTCGATTTTTGCATCTTTAAGTATATTGTTATATGTACGAATGTGTTTCATGTCACTGCCACATTCACATTTAATGATGAAAGGTGTTACTCCTAAATCTTTATATGTTGTGAATATCATCTTATAACAATGAGCGCAGAAATATATATCTGTGGTACCACGCCCATCATAGATATTATTCAAGTTTCCAGATTTGAGCAACTGTTCATATCTGCGTTTTATCTCAATTCGGTTCATTCTTCGCCTCCTTTCGCATTAATATCATGTATCTGTTGCTTCATGTTCTGCTTATAGATGCCAATGATATTAGATTTTGTTCTTAGTTTTAGTTCTGTTTCAACAGATAGACGCTGCTCAAACTCTCTATATGATTTCTTAATACTGTCCTCGAACTGAGCAAAATCTTTTTTAGTATCTGAAATCTCATCACTCACAATGCTGAGATTTGTACTAACATCTTGAAACATCTCTTTATATCCAGGTACCAATGACGAGAGCGACTCTTTCTCTGCAGTTAGAGAGTATTTCTTTTGATACAACTCTTGAAGTTTTTTATGATAACTGCTACAACCTTCTCTGATCTCTCTGTCTCTGCGTTCACGTGCAGCCTCGCGCTGCTTATCACTAAATGATATTATAGCCAGAATCTCAGTCTGTATGTCTGTACACTTTAGTGTATATTCACGAATTAAATCTTCTATTGTCATTTTTGTTTTGTTTTTTTAATTGATAAAAATTCATCTACGATGTCTTTAATTCTATAAAGATAGCCCCTATAGTTCCAGCCTTCAATTTGACATATTGTCAAATCTTTTGCTATATCTGTAAGTAGCTTATCAATCATTTGGTTACGTGCTAATTCATTGAGGGCCTTAGCATTTTCTTGATTTACTAATATTTTCATCGAATTCTTTTATTTTACCATGAATTTCTCTTTCATAAATAGCAGTGGTTTCTATTAACCTTATTCGGCATAACAGTTGATTACCTTCAATATATGGTAATTCACAGATTCCTAAATTAGTCTTGTCAAAAAAATGGACACAGATTTTTTGAGAGTTTTTTAGTGTCTCATTAAGAAAAGTACACACTTTGCCACATAAATTTAGCAAACCACCATAATCGGCATCTAAGATGGTACGATGTTGAATAAGTTCAACAAAAGTATTACATATTATCTCTCTTTGTGAGTCATTATCCGCAAACGGATATACATTAATAAAGTAAATCATTTCTTTTCTCCTTTTTTATTTAACCGATAAACTAACCATCCGGCGCACACTGATGCACTGATGGCGACCGCTGGCGACTGCTCAACGCATACCGCTCCAACAATCACGCACAAAGATACGAGATTAATTCTAATAACTAAAAGACGAGAAACTGGGTATTCTGCAATCTTACTGTAGAACACACTACGGCCATGGAGCCATGATGAAAACTCTGAATACTTGCGCTGTAACGTGGCACGAACGTCGACCGGCTTACGGAGCTGCTCCGCGCTGTCGAATTGAATTGTTGTCTGTTGCATAGACTACTGATGTTTCGCTATTGCACCCAATATTGTTTGGCAGAGAAGCGGCTGGGGCACAAAAAAGCGGCTGCATCCCCTGTCGCGAAACATCAGTAGATTTACACCACAAGGGCAAAATTTACAAAGGGAACAGCCGCCGTTATCAATCGTGAGGAATTAAGCGATGCTATTTAACATCAATCCTTGCCATACAGGCTTCCTCTTATATAGGTTCTGGCATAAAAAAGCCCGCTGATGAAATTAAGTGGGCATCATCATCGCCCTTGTAGAGTTTCCTCTACTGATATTTCGCAGTGGCAAAGATAAGAACTATCTTTGAAACCACCAAATAATTTGAAAGAAATCTATTAATAATTTCAAATCAACTATTTACATATATGTCATAAAGGTCCATCGTTACTTTGTCACCAAATGTTTCACATCTATATTTACACCAGTCCAGAATATCCTGTTCTGACATGAATTCAAAGTCGAATGTTATTGCTTTGTTGTTGTTATAATAGTCTTGAATATATTGTATAGTTTCATCTTTTACACCTTCTTTTAACTTCTCAAGAGTGGAATTACTCAACACGCAAATGTTAACATTATTATCAAGTTGCCAGTTTCCTAATGCGCCAAGATTTCCAGTTATCTGGAAGAAACAGTCTGCTTTTTCCCTAAAACCTTTTCCAAAATATAGCTCCTTCGTCGCAATTCTATTCTGTAAACCGACAAAAGAAACATGATGTTTATTATAGTGATCCATTGTGAAGTCAAGGTCCTTTGTTATTGTGCGCTCAGCTTTATAACCATTCCATTCACCATTCAGAATGTTGTTCAAATCATCCTGATATATCTTTTTTATATTGAAACCATCATGAATCAGTTTATCCAATTTTTCCATCTTACTTGGACCTGGATCCTCTCCTATCAACACAAAGTTTGTTCTCTTTGTTATAGAATTGTCAATATCTGCACCCATTGCCTTTAAGATGTTACCTAATTGTTTCCTTGGTTGCATGAAAACGCCAGTAATGACTATCTTTCTATCATAAAAAGGATTATCAGGATTAGCACCGCTCAAATCTTTTTGAAGCACATCACCATGCAGCCCTTCGTGTATTTTGATGGTATGTGGATTGTGTTTGACCAATGTATAGTCAGGCTCAACACCACTTTTATAATTAATGTAAAATATGGCACAGCATTCAGCATCGAATCCGGCATCATGATGTTCACAACAATCTATGGAGAAAGCTTGACACATATCTTCAAGTGAATGACCAAAAATCTTGTATGTGCAGACAAACTCATCTATACCCATAGGCATAATTCCGTAATAATCCAAATTGCGCATAAGAACATCCTGATCGAAAATAGCGTTATGTGCAACCACAGTATTACCAACTATATATTTGGATATTTCATTCCAAACAATATCAAATGTCGGAGCATTCGCCGTCACGTCAGGTGTTATATGATGAACTCTTATCGTGTTCTCATCATAATAATTATCTGGTGGCTGTATCAGTTTCACTATTGTGTCAACTATTTCACCATTTTCGACGATTGTTAATCCTACTTGACACGCCATTCGATTGTATGTCGCTGTCTCAAAATCTATTGCACAGAAATTAAGGTCTTCTATCATAATATTAAATAAAAGAGTTCACGCATTGGGGGCGCATCCCCTCTGCATGAACTCATAACAGCTGTATATCTTTAAATTCCTCTTTTGCAAGATGCGCCAAGCAAAACAGATAAATCTTTTAATTGCTACAAAAATACAAATAAATTATTTAATCCAAAAAATTATTAAACATACTGACTCAAATTAACTCAATTTTCTTTGTATAATATGTTCTATAACATGAATTCAATCATCATCAATGTTCTTATTTATGTTAATCTTTTATATCTTCCAATTTGCCATTCAACTCATTAAAATACTTATAAGCAAGATATAAATCATGTATTTCTCTTTTAGATAATTTTCTATCCTTGTAAACTTCAAGATCTGTCATTCTCATTTTAACCTCTTTTGTGGACAATGATAGAGAATCTAACAACTCTACGCCATAAGCTGAATATAAATTATATTTATAACCTCTATTAGTTTTTGTTGTCATGTCATTCTGTAATATTAGTTGACAAACCTTACCATCTACATTAAAGTTCATCATTGAGCAACCGTCAATACTATTCTCATAAGATGACATAATAATTAAATGTAGATTACTGGCATTATTACCAGCTATAGAGAAATATGCGAACACATAATCAGATGGATTATTTTGAATCACATATTTAGGTATAACATTAATAGGCATACCTTGAGTAAAAGAATCTGTTTTAAAGACGAAATCTTTTTTCATTTCTTTTAAAATTGAATCTGTTCTTTGTTTTTGGCTTTTCTCATAAGCTGCTTTGTCAGTTTTCATATTTTTTTCAAGGTTACATGAAAAAGAAATAGATAAAACTATTGAAACAATTAAAAATAACAATATTCTCCTCATAATATTTAG